ATTTGGTGAATTTTACGTATTTTACGGAACTTATGAGAGGCTACGGATTCGAGCTGTTGAAGCGCGATGAAGCGGTAAAACTGGGGCTCCCAAATAGTTCGGGCATGTTCTCCGAATTATTCGCGGTCATGGAAAGCGAAATACAGCAAGACGCTAGACAAAAATCTAGATATGGTTCAGCACCTATGATGACAGCTAAGGAGAAACAGATTTCATTCTATAACCGTTATTTCGTATTTAAAAAAATCGCGAGTGTTGATGTAGAGGATGTGTTTGGTAGTGTGACAGGTGTTCGTGTATTTCAAGAAAAAATGAATCGCAAGGATACGTTGGCTGCTCAAATGGTTGCATCACAGATGATGATGGAGGAGGGTGATGTGGGAGCAAGTAAAGGTAAAATGTCGTATCGACCTACGAAAGAATCGGAGTTGAAACTATTGGTAGAAAAGGGAGAAAAAGGGAAAAGTTTAGGATTATCTGCAGCTGAATTGGAGGGAGCTGATACGAAACTATCGAAGTTGTTTGGACCGAAAACAAAGGAGAAAAGTAGCAAGGACAAGGACAAGGACAAAGGTAAGAGTAAAAGCGAAGGAATGGGGGCGGAAGTTGTAGAAAAATTGGGTTCACTTACTTTGAAAAAGAAATCGGCACTTTCAGCTGTTAAGATACCTATGTCTATGTCTAGCAAAGGTGCGGTAGAGGCGGATAAACCTGAGACTCAGTCTAGTCCCGGTGCAGCCGCCGCAATCATAGAAAAATCAAAAATAGGAATGAAAGAATCGTCTGCAAAACTTTCGGCGGAAAAGGCAAAGTCTGCAAAGGAGGAAAAGGCGGCGGCGGCGGCATTCGCGGGAAGCGAAGTTGATAAACCAAAAGAGAAAAAATCGTCTACATCTAAAATTGGTTCGCTTAAGTTGAATCCTTCAGCACTTGCAAGTGTACTAGGGGATAAAAAAGATAATACTCCATAGAGCTTATAAAATATGAATATTCAAATATAAGTATTGAAATAAAATATATTTTTAATACATATATGAAAACAGAATATATTCATTATTTGTATTATACTTTACTATACAGCTTGTACGCCTTATATGTTATAACAGTTTTGAATTTAGCATATTTTAACTCGGTTAGAGCGTATCTACCCCTTATACAAGACGGATTAAAATATTTTGTTATATTATTTCTTTTGATTCGTTTTAATCCATATACAAATGAAAAATTTACGGAATTTGATAAAAAAATAATATTTTCGTCTTCAATATTTTTGTTATCAACGACGGTAGTATCTGATGCACTACTATCATATTTTGATAATAATATTGGCAATAAAATTGGTATTACCACGCGTATATTACAACAAAATTAGTCGAACAGATAATAAATATTCATTTTTATTGAAACAATCTAAATATTATTTTTTAAATAGATATAACTATCTTTATGTCATACTATAATTTAATATCAATTAAAAATACAGAAATACATAATTCAATATCTTTTTTTATTGATACGGGAACACCATCGCCGTGTTATATATCCAACTCATTGTGTGAATATTTATCAAAATTCAAAAAACAAATTGAGGTTTCATCTGATGCATGGGATAATATTAAAAAATATACAAATCCGTATGAATTTATTCACACACTAATACCAGGTAATAAATTCTCAATAAGTAAGTTAAAACCCCTTTCGAGGTCTTTCTATAAAATGATAGAGTTATGGAAAATGTTTAAACTGGGGGAAATAAAAAACATGTACTCTCCATATCCGGTATATCAAAATACGGTAACCCCTATTAAAACATTTCACCTTGCAGAGGGTCCGGGAGGTTTTATTGAAGCGACCTCATATATGCGTAAAAATCCGAATGACACCTACTATGGTATGACACTTTTGAATGACGACCCAGGATGTCCGGGTTGGAAAAAGAGTAATACATTTTTAGAAAGTAATCCAAATGTGAATATTATAAATGGTCGGGATGGAACAGGTGATATTCTGAAATTAGAAAATTATAAATATTGTAAAGAATTTTTCATGAATTCGGTTGACATTATTACCGCGGATGGAGGAATTGATGTTTCAAATGATTTTAATAAACAGGAAAAACTAGTTAGCAAACTGCTTATTGCCGAAATTATATACGCTGTAACTATGCAAAAAAAAGGCGGGTTTTTTATTTTAAAAATATTTGATATATTTTCGAAACTTACAGTAGATATGTTATATTTACTATCATGTTTATATAGCGAAGTTTACATAACAAAACCTTATACAAGTAGATTGGCAAATTCGGAAAAATACATTGTATGTAAGAATTTTTTATTGGATGATTCGACAATGCTGTATGAGGTGTTTTGTAAAGAATTTTCGAAACTAGATACACCTGATGATATTCATAGTATATTAAATATTGAACATGATTATTATTTTTTAAATAAAATAGAGGAAATAAATGTAGTGCTTGGTCAGAGGCAATTAGAAAATATAATTACAACATTAAATATAATAACAAACCGTAATAGTTATGATAAAGTCGACTCAATGAAAAAGCTACATATACAAAAGTCGATATCTTGGTGTGAAAAACATGATATTTCATCTGTTAAACTGTACTCTTCCAGTAATATTTTTTTGTCGAATATATATGAGGATGGAACACCGATTTCCGTTTTAAAAAATAATAATAATGCATTTTTGAAGAATAAAAGTTCTAATTTTACAAGTAATGTGTATGTTGGTGGTGGTGGTAGTGGCAGTGCTAGTGGTACGTACAACAAAAATAAATTAAATTCATCAAATGAATTGGAAAATAGTGCAAGTATTGCAAATACTGTAAATGAAACTATATCATCTGGTCTAGTTATTACAGATACAACCGATGCAATCGATACAGCTGATATACCTAATACACCCGATACATCTGATATCATTGAAACAACTAATATTAGTAACTCTGAATAGAATAAATAAATAAATAAAAGTGTTACATAAATTTAATTATACAATGTAGTATTTGTATAATTAAATTCTATTCTATTTTGCGAGGTTACTTATATTTGTTTGTGTGTCTAGCAATCGTATTTTCATGTGGAGTATCGTAAAAGAACTGTCCGTCCGTAAATTCAATATTATTATAGTACATTATAAATGATATACCACAGTCTTCAATTGTATATGGATAACTTTTAGTAAATGTATCATAACTAAATATATTAAAATTTATTCTTTCCATATGTTGAATAACAATATCACATGCTTTATTTGATAAATAAAAAATAACACCAGCAGCTCCATAAATATTAGGGCGGACTGTGTATTTTGAAAGAGATGTAATATTCATATTCGTCATACCATGCTGAGGGTTTAAAAAATCTTCTTTATGTTTATTGTAGTAAAACATCATAAACGGATCAGACCTTATATTTTTTAACGTATTTTTATCAGTACATTTATAGCTTTTTTTAAACGATGACTGACCCCAGTAATCAAATTTTTTGGATTTAATAAATTTAGTTAAATTATCTTCGTTAAAAATTAAGTCATCGCCACACCTTAAGATGCCTTCTTTAATATTAAACAGTTCTTTTAACGACTTAATAGCTAATCCTAACTTTTTTAGTAAGTGCATATACGAGTCTTCGCATCTTATATATAATATATTACCATCTAAAATATAATTTCGGTTTAAAAATAAATCACCGATTACATATACTACTTCCCAGCCATCATAGTTCGTTTTACCTAATGAAAATTCTTTCAGTCGCGTATTTCTATGTTTTTGACAAGATAGTACCAATATAATACCGTTTACATTTTTTTTAGAAGTAGAATTAGAAGAAGAGTTATCTACTGTGTCCATTTATATTCTACTTTATTTATAAATATTATATTATTTTATTTATAAATATATTATTGTGTAACATATTTATATTTGCAGATACAAATATTTAAACATATATAGTATTTACTATATAATATTTACAACTATAAGAAAAAACAAGAACAACCACAACAACAATGCAATCAACAATAAATTTTATCTACAATTCAATGAGAACAAAAAGAAAGAAAGAAAGATTTGAAACTATATTAGAACCTCTGCAGGCAATATTGCAAATCGGTTACCTATCTTTTGCACCGATTGGGACAAAATTAACAATACATAATAATATATTAAAAATACAGATTCCGAACTATTCACAACCCGTAATAAGGTGGTATAATAATGATACACAAGAGGATTTATTTTATTTATTTAATATTTTTTACAGATTCAAGAAGTTCTATCACTTTTTAAACGATTCAAAACCGAATCCGGAAAATAAGAAACTATATGACCTTCTTATAGAATTAGCTAAGACGGGAATAGGGAATTTAATTCGAACATATAGTCAAACCGATAAAATCCATATATTACATACGCTTCAGATGTATAAAGGAATGTTAGAAGGCGAAGAAAAGGGTACAAAAAATAACGAAATACTTTCCCAGAAACGATTTGATAGTTATGAATTATCGAATTTATCATCGAATTTACCCAATTCTCACGCATCTGTTGCATCTATAGCATCTATAGCATCTATAGCATCCATAGCATCCCAGAGAGGAGGAGGAATGTCAAGACATGATAAGGATAAAAATAAGAAGACACACGTTATGCAAAAAATTTTGCGCGATGATTCCCCCGGTCATGATGAGGAACGCGAACAAGAAACCACAAATAAAATCATATCTAGTAATGATTCTACTTTAGAGGCATCATCTCCAGAAGTAAAGAATATTGATGACGTCTTTATTCGCATAACAGATATATACACGCAAGAAGTATACAATATTATATACAATACATTACATATTATGATTAAAAATGACAGTAGCTTTGATGTTTATATTGACGGATTAAATAAAATACTAGAACCAACAAATAGTAGAATAAAAAAGTGGATAGATGAGCATATTGTTTTTTAGTTTGTATATGTTGTATGTATGCGCGTGTGTTGCGTATCACGTTTTCGAATACCCCCTAACCGTATTTATAAATTCAAAAAAATAGTTCTTTAACAT